TACTCTGCTGGTCGAAACCACCAGGTAGTGACGCCGGAGTAGAGTACCCTCGAATCACGAAGAAGGTATTTGACCCAGGACCTGGAATTGGGGTGAACAGGTAATTCGGAGCCGTTCCTGAGAATGCGGCATTGACATCAATGGCGCCATTGACTGCTGTTGCTACCCCAGCTGGGGTAATTGCACCTGCAGACAACGAAACTGTGATAGCCACTCCGTCAATGGTGAGGTTGAGGATAGCCCCTCCAACCGGTATGGTGATGTCCCCACCACTTAGTGGAACTTCCTGGCTCACCAAGTAGGCTCGTGCAGCCGAACTCAACGAGGTGGTCACTGGGCTACCGTTGACCGATGTTCTCCAGGTATCCGAGGCGCCAGAATAGAATGAATAGGGTTGAGCCCCTAGATTCGTGTATACAGCATTACGGGCTACCGTTTGACCAAAGGTGACTGTGACAGTCTCACTCACCGGGGTCCCACCAACATGCATGGCGTCTGGGATCTGCTCTACTCCCCGCGGCCACTGAACGGTCTGGGTAAGACCTCCGCCCTTGGTACCAAAACGAACTTGGTACAAGCCCTTGTTGAACAGGGTTGAGAACACGTTGTACTGACCAACCCCAAGCGATCCTGGGACCGTGTTGGTGAGAATGTACGTGTCGTCTACAATTCTGTTGTAATAGAAGGTGGCGTAGACATTCCAATCCGGTGGGAGCGCCGTCTTGAGGGTGATCTTCTGGTTGGGTCCGTCAACTGCTAGTACGGTTGCCGCCGGACGACCAAGAGCATCTTCAAGAGTTCTACCAACACGAGCCACAACGAGGTCTGGGCGGTTCGTGACTAGGTCCTGACGGTTGTTGGCAACCGCGTTGAACAAGGACTGCCCAAGAACTGTGTCACGTCCGTTACCCGTTGTAGGAATCTCAGGTAGAAGGAACACAGTATTGCTGACAACCGCCGGGACCACCGTAGTGTCAACGAACGGGGCGCATTGTACTAGGTACAACTTGTCATCAACCAGGGTCGGAACAATCTGCGAGGAATCGAAAGGTTCGGTTCCAGGGGTGTTCAGAGTCGAAGATACCGAGTAGCTAGTTCCCCAATGAACGATTGAGACGTCTGGGGTCGGGTTCACGACTACGAAGTCTTGGTTCTGGATGTAGTCTGAACGACCAGCGCTGATACCACAACGAATGACGCTAGTTACCAGAGTATTGGGGAGGTAGTCGAACGTATCCTGCCAAGTATTTGCCCAGTAGTTGATCGTGACAACAGATCCAGGAGGGGGGGCCAGAGCCAAGGTCACAATGCCGTTGGTCCCATCTACTGCAGTCGGGATGACCTGGACGTTGTTGACCTTGACCACAACCTTGGAAGTGTCGGTAGTGGTGATGCCACCGGAGGTCCCGTCCACGATCGGACGCTGGAACACACGGAATTGAGTGTTACCGCTCGCCGTTTGACCCGAGGATAGTCCGAGGATACCATTAGCTGTGCCGGCACCGATAAATACCGAGGAAGCCGCCGTAAGAGTGAGGTGGTTGAGACCTTCATTGTCAGCAAAAACTGACGTTGCAAGCCCTGAGATAGCGGCTGCATCGATCTGAGTCTTCAGGCTCAAAGCCGTTGAGGACCCAGGAACGAACGTCACTGTCTGCTCAGACCCGTTATTGGGCGTTACCTTCAGTGTATCATTGACACCCGCCACGATGACGAAGGGCTCGAACCCTGGAGTCGTGATTGATGAAGCAATCACTGAAACCTGAGCTGATACATCGTCCGTGAAGGCAGTATCGCCTCGGTGGAAGTAGTAAGTGACGCGGACTGTGTCCGTCGGTTGAGGTGGTACTTGCAGAGTGACCTCACCCAAGGATCCGAGCACACTACCAACAGCCACAGGGCTGCCATTCACGGTCACAGTAACAGACCGTGTATCATTGGTAACTCGACCAAAACCTTGGCCATCTACCAACGGGAAGTTGCGGACTTGGAAGGTAACCCGAGACCCGTCATTCGCCCCAAGAATGGGGTTCGATGGGTTCGTGTTATCCACGATCCAGCGCAGGGTTACGTCTTCATTGACGATTTGCTCATCAAGAGTAGACGAAGAACCACGCACCATTTCGAGATCATCTTGCTCCAGCTCTTCCTGACCGACACCGATAATGAACGGTATCCGCAGGCCAGCAATGAGCGAAGCAACATTGGCCTCGGTCAGTGTGCGGGAGTATACACCAGGTGGAACGTACGTTGCGAAGGGTCCAAAAGACATCCGACTCTCCTGACTCAATTGGTCTGAACAGGTCTGATTCGATTTGATCTTGGAAGTCTGTCAAGACTACCTAATAGATAGAACAGCGATTCGATCTGAGTCTGGATTTACATTTGGATGTCCGGCCCCTTAGAACCGGAGGAACTTACTCTGACTCCAGGGAACAAGACTTTATTGGGTTGGCTTTACTTGTGAACCCCGCTCGACTCCCACAGCTAGATCTACTAGTTTTGCGCGGGCATTCCTTTGAGGTTGCCCCATTGCTGCGTATTCTGTGTATCCTTCACCATCAAGGCGTTCAAGGGCTGGACTACCTCCAACCTCTCGTACTTGCTTCTTGACTTTATCCCGCTCTCTGTAGGTGGCCCATCGAGACTCAGCACTCCTACCAACTATCTTGTCAGCAGTTGGATAGTCCTGATCATGAACCCCTGAGTTAGCCGGCGCAGCTCCACCAGCCTTGAACCCAAACCCAAAGGCTGTCCCATCGAACAACCGAGGTGCTTCCTCCTTACAGGAAGGGCATGGGTGTGTCGGGTTGTCCCCGAGCTTCAATGTGCGTTCAAACCTAGTCGAGCATTGTGCGCACTCGAAGGTATAGCGAGGCATAGAGTACCCCTTTCATCCGATCCGTTCGTAATTTGCATTTCGCCCGACTATTACAGGCGTAGTGTTGAAGAAAAGTGAAGCTTGTGAAAGAGCTTGGATACTAGAAGCCCCGTTGGGCTTCGTGTAAGCCGACGCCCTACTAATTGTGTAGGGAAGTGGAAGGTGCATCTCCCAATCAGATTGAATTGCAACACTCATAGAATAGTTGTAGTAGAAGAGCTCCGCAGCCTCATCGTAGACTTCCTCGGACTCACCGCCCATTGAAGTATCGGTCAACTCAATCCCTTCAGAGGATAGGTTGCTGCGCTTCTCAGCCCAGAGATACATGAAGACCAGATCCGCAATCTCTTCCATCTGAATAGGATCCCTAGAGATCACATCCAAATCAAAGGTAGCGTCGAACCGACCACCGAAGGCTTGCGCAGTCTCCACTCGGTCTGAGTACACGACAACCGCTTGCTTGTCCCCGGGCTTACCCCTCTTGCCAAAGGCGAGTATCACCCCAGGGAGGGTCTTCCAGTCTGCTGTATTCCACGACCACTTGATGGGTCCTATCGAAGGAGCGGCGTATCGATAATCAGCCGTAATCAGAGCCCCAGGGAAGAACCCCGTGTGAAAGGTGATCTCCTGAGCTTCGTAGTCAACCGTGTAGTCAGTACCCTCTACTAATAGGAGGTTCCGGTTGGTCCACATACGAAGTGTCCCCTTGACCGGTTGATTCTGGATAGTAGCCGAAACCACTGGCCCTGATTGAGCCTGGATGATGGGTTCGTCGGTGATTGTCAGGAGTGGATCAATGATGAACTCCCCGAACTCTCCTGGAACAGTAGGAGCCGAGAGACACTCTATATAGTAGACCCCAGCGGGGATCGGCATCGAATCCCCGGACTCCTTGAGCACAATCAAGTCCTCTTTCACCCACTCAAGTAGGTAGGCTGGTTCATTGTAGAAGGCCAGCATGACATGGCTCTCTACAGTACCAAGGAAGTTCTGAGGTGACACTTGGACCTTGTTCGCCGACGACCCCTTCACTACGATGCCATACTGGGGCCGCTCCTCGAATGCGAACTTGTTTTGCACGAAAGGTACGATCTTCTCATAAACTGGATGTCTGGAGAAGCTGTCCTGCAACTCAAGTATGAGCCGTCTCTTCAGCGAGGATATTAGGTGAAAGTACATTATTCTCGGTGCTCGTGCTCAGCTAGCAGCAACAACCCATCTGCCACCGCGTCCAAAGGTCGTTCAACCCTGAATACCTTGGAGATAGGAATCGGGAAGCCCCTCCTCCTGATAGTCTCGAATTCCTCATTGAAGACATCCATGAATCCCTTAGCCAGTGAGGTGCCGCCAGAGACAACCAAGGGTAGCTCATCCAAGTGATCGTTTTGTTCCTGCTTGACCCTCTCTGATATCTTCTCCAAGCAATGACGAACCAGAGTTCTAACATAGAGGGCTATAGCTTCAATGTCTGGTTTACCACTAGGCGGAGAGGCGAGGTTGAACTCCCCTTTCTCCTTTAGGGTGCACATTCTAGCCGCTGTCGAGCCAACCGCCTTTGC